GTACATTGAAGCAGCCCTAAACTCATCACCGTCAGCAAACTCTAAATAAGTTTGTGCTAACTCAGGTGCATTTTGTTTTACTTCTTCCCAGCTATACAAAGATAATCTCTGATAGGCTTCTGAACCTGAATCACCAGCAGCAATTTTATAATCTCTAATTTCTTTTTCTTCAAAATTATCTACCCAACCAGCTAAAACTCCTGGAGCTATAGCATTTATACCAGCTGACAATGTTCTAGATACAGCACCAAATGTCATATAGACAGCTGCTAAACCTCCAGCACCAAGAGATGTTGTTAACGCTTGTACTGGATTAGCTGCTTCACCATAAGTGTTTGGTAAATTTTTAAAAGTATCTACAACATCAGCAAATTTTTTATTAGGTCCAATAGCACTTAAAATTACATCACCAATTTCAGCTGCTATAGGAAGTATGTGTTTACCATAACCTAACTCTTGTTCTTTGTATTCAGCTAGTTTTGTTACATCTAAATTTTCTCTTGATTGAGAAAACATATTGTAGTTTTCTAAGTTGTAGTTTTCTAAATTTTTTGTATAAAGAGCTTCTACTTCTTTTCTGAAGTTGTCTTCATTTTGCAAATACTCTAATCGCTTTTTATCTTCTTCTAAATTTTCTGGTATTTGACCAAATGCACCAACTTGTGTACCAAATATTAATTGACCTACTTCACCTTGTATTTTTCTTTCAGCTGCATCTCTCATAGTATTTTCTAATTCAAGAGTTGCTTTTCTTGTATGAGCATAATCAATAACTTGTTGTTTAAAATTAGGATCTAAAGATGACCATTCATCTAATTGATTTTTATTTAAGCCCATTGTCCAGGTAAAGTTAGCTTGTTCTAAATCAGAAGTTAATGCCTGTTCAACAGATTTATAATATCCTGACAATGTTGTATCAAATGTATTTTCTTGTGGTGGATAGTACTTAGGTAAATCTTTTGCTTTATCTAAGACACCCAACATTTTCATGTCATAGATTTGACTTTCAGGATTATATTTTGCTTCAGGTTCTACTTCTGGTTTTTCTTCGTATCCTGGTATATAACTATTCCAACTCGGCACGTTGTACGCTCCTTAAGTATGCAGCGTTTTTAATGTATTCAGCTGCCTGTTGTCTCACTAATGGTATATTACTATTTTCCATTAAATCTCTGGCTTTACTAACTGAATCTTTATATGCCTGTGCATCTTCTGACAACAATCGTGCAGACTGTCCTAAACCTGTTAAAGGATTGTTTCCTTTTGGTGGACCATTAAGTATAAAATCAGAACCTTTACCAATGTTTAATGGTTTAGGTTTTTTAGCAGTAGGAGTAGTTCTTTGAGGTGTTGGAGGTAAAGGTGCTGGAGTAGGAACTCCAGGTTCATTACCAGGTGTAACACCTAAACTTACACCACCTTGCTTTGCCATTTCCTCAGCCAATATTTTTCCACCATAAGGCATTCCACCCATATCAGTTATCTGTGCCATAAAAATCCTCTCCGTCATCAATAATAAATTTCATTGTTGTAATAATAATTCCATAGGGAGTAATAAATGGATCTAGTTCAGCTTCCACAACTTCTGTACTATTCTCTCTAATTAATTTATTTCCAGCAACGTGTACATCTCGAAGTGATTCAGTAACGATACCAACGAACTCTTTCATTGTCTCGTCCATTATCCCCCTCCTAGATTTACTCCTAATGAACCTAGCGGAGGTAAGTCAGGACGTGGCGGTTGTTGTCCACCACCAAGTAAAGCACCTAAGTCAGGTGCACCCTGAGGACCACCCATTCCAGGGACTTCAGGTGTTTCAGGTTGTTGCATTGATTCGATTACTTTAGACACAAGTTCGTTTACATCAGTGTCTTCTTTCTTCATAGCATCAATCAATGTAGCAGCTGCAGTAACATCACCTTGCTGAGCTTTTTGATAAATACCATTCATAAATGAATCAATAGCTTTCTGTTTAATAATTCTTAATTCTTCTTTTGAAGGGTCATCTAAGAAGTCCATTTCATCTCTAGCTGTTTCTCTAGAAATCATTCCTTGTTGTAAGTTCATAGAAAGTCTCATCTCTCTATTGGAAGGGTCAGTACCAGCACCGATACCGTATCGAACATTCACATCATACTGTCCAGCAATGTCTCTTGAAGGAACAAATATTTCTGCTTTCTTTTGATCATGACTATCGCCGTGTAATGTCTTTTCACCGTCGCAATAGTTCTCATCAAAAGCAAGTAGTAAGTGAGTAGCTTTCTCTAAGAATTTCTCGAATTGTTTATGAGCTAATGCAAGTCGTGCATCAATCTGTCCCATTGATGCTTCGATACCTTTTGCAGATACGATACTTGCACCAGGGTTACCTGATAGCTGTCCAGGGAAAGATGCTTGTGTTCTAGCTTCGCTAGCTAATCTTGAAATTAAATCTTTAGCATCAAAATGTGATCTAGAGGACATACGTTCCATACGAGCTTCAGGACTTCTACCGTGGATAACAGCACCAGGACCAAAGTCATCTGGGTTCATAACGTCGTATTCAAAAACAGGAGGATACACTTCTTCTTCTGATGAAGTGATAGTCAATGTCATAAGTCTGTGCATAGTTCTGAGTATGTGTCGTGTCTGGTCAAAGATACCTCTACGCTCTCCGTCAAATGTAGGTACGCCAACTTCTACGATTGGAACATGTCCTAACAGGTTAGGTTCTTCTGTCAACACAACTGCATGATTATTCTTTCTACCTTTTGGTGAGATATCAGCAACTACGTGCATTATCTTGTCAGGGAAATACCAGAACCATTCTTCAACAGTATCTGTAGTTGGGTCTATAACACCCTTAGCAACAGGGTATTGTTTTATAAGTATTTCTTTGGATACTCTACGTGCAATGAGTGCCTCGACCACATTTCCTTTTGTATCTTTTAATGGATAAACATATCGTGGATCAATTCTATGGAAGTATGGGTGTCTATCTTTTTCCTCTTTATCGAAGTCTGCCCAGATACCAGCGTATGCACAACCAGTTCCAGCATAATCACCCCACCATTGAGCCATTAACTCATTGATATTAGATTTATTCCAGAGTTCTTTAACTCGTCTTTCTCTTTTACGCGCAGCCCTTTCTCCGCCTTTTAAATTTTGATTTACAGGAACAGGAACTCTAACTCCTGGTAACACAGCACCACCTAATGAGGACCAATGGTGGATACCTAATTCAATAATATTTGCTACAGAAGGAGCCTCTGCTGTTGCAGTTAGGTTACTCCAAATCATATGCCAATCGCCATTCACGATTGATGTTATTTCTTCGACTCTCTCTTTCCAGTCTGAATGAGTTTCGAGCAAGAGATCACGTCTGTCGTATAAAGATTTATTAGGTCGATAGACCTTTCCCATATTTGTATATTCAACACTTGAACCAAGATTGTAATAATCCGACATTATCTATTCCTTAAAAACATTCTCTCCTGTATTATAGGAGGAATATTTCGTCGTGCTACGACTTTATCCATATCTACTTGAAATAATCCTTTTCCGTTGCACTCACCGTTAGCTACCCAGAATGCTATGAGTGCGTCTTGTACTCTTGACCATGGAAATACTAGCATATCATCTACCAATGGTGCTAATTTAGACTTGTTTTCTACAGTCGCAGAAGGAAATGCTACTAAACCGCTATGGAATAAAGATGCCATAGAGCCAATACCAAACTCATTGTCCCACTTGTTACCACGTCTGTTACCTTGACCAGTAGTTCTATGGTCTACAAGTCGTGTACCTGCCCACTCAGCATGAGCTTTTAAGGTATCATCACCTAAGATTGTAGGTGCAAAGTTTGTTTCTATAACAGTAAATGCAACTCTATGGTCGTTATATTTCTCCCAGAACTCATACAACAGTTTATTTCGTATGCCCGTCGCACCTAATCTGTGACCTACGTACAAATCCACAACTGTTCTGACTTCTGTTTCTGGATTGTAGGCAAGAAGTACAGCTGCTGCTCTACCTGTAGTAGCAGGGTCAACACCTAGTATCAATATTTCATCAGGATATACCTGACCTAAACTTCGTGATCCACCTAATTCAAATGCTTTATCAAGCATCTCTTGTCTAAATATAGATTCAACCTGCTGAACATCTTCTTGTTGATACACAAGTTTCCACCTCATAGGGTCTCTAGCTACTATCTCAGCTCGTATATCTCGTAGTCCAGGTCTAAATACCTCTCCACCTGTGGCTTCATCATATTCCTCTTTACCGTCTAAGGACCAATATTCATGCCAACTAGGTCTTTCTTTCTCTGTATGCTCGTCTAACAATGCAGGTATCTTTACATATCTAAATATTTTATGGTCTTTCCAGCTTTCTTTCCATTGTCCATAGTTATCTAATGGGTGAACTCTTGTACCATTTACCAATGTCTGACCTCTTTGAGCCCTGGAACGAGCCTCCTGAGTAAACCATTCATCAATTCTTGATCTACGAATATCTGTTTGTTGGTTCTCTAAAGTTAATGCGTCATCTAAAATCAATAAATCCAACCTAGCACCGTATATCTGTTTACCTACAGATAGTGCTTGGATAGTAGGGTCTCTCTCACCAGACTCTCTTTGTCGTATAGTTATCTGGTCTTTAGACCAGCCAAAACCGTCTTGTCGCTGAGGTTTAAACCCATTAAAGTCTCTAATGAGGTTTCTTGGACAATCATTGTACAAATGAGGGTCAGTTAAATATCTTTTAATACGATTTAACAAATCTTGTGCTTTATCACCTGATTTCGTAACCAAAGCTATTCGTATGTTAGGATTCTTACACATACGATAAATTGGATACCACAAAGAGGATAATGTTGACTTACCAGACTCTGGGTGACCTAGTACAAGTACTAATCTACCCATAGGGTCCTCTAAGTTTTTAGCAATCCTATGTTGATGCTCTGCAAACTTAACACCGAAATATAATTCACAAAACTCTGCAAAAGAAACCTCAGATAAATCTGGTGAGCTATCTTTAACATGTTCACCTGACCTAATTGATTTAGCTTCCTCTGCCCATTCAGGGTGGCGTTGAGAGTTTTCCTCCCACCACTTCCTCGTAACACCTATTTTCTTACAGGCATCTGAGTAATTTAAACCATAACGTACGCATTCCAGGAAACACTCCATAGCCCATGCTTTCCAAAGGGAAGTTCCTTTTTTGGCAGGGGGAGGTGGTAAGTATATTTCCTCTTGTTCAAACTGAAATACTGAATTGTTAGCACCAAATATCTGTGCTTGGACTTTAGCTCTATCCTGCAATAATTCAGCTTCTGATCTTTTTGGTCGACCTGCTGTCATACCAAAAACTATAGCATATTATTCGCCTAGTTGTTCCCAACATTCGTTGCAAGCCATATAGTCTTTGCTTGTAAATGGAAAAACAAAATCTCTATGACACATAAAGCAAGTAAAGAGACGTATCTCTTTAGGAGTTTCGTGATAACGAAACAAAAAATTTTTTATATAGAATATTATATTTTTAATCATTAAGATAATTTTCTATTCTATACGGCGCACCTAAAGATTCACCACAGTCCTCGCACCAACGATTGTCCTGGAACCTATTTACAACTTCATGTTCGCACATTATTCCTCCTCTACTTCCATTAACTGTTGCTGTTCTTTAATTGTGTCAGGTAGTGGTCTAAAACTAGAATTTAACATATTCTGTTGTTCTAATAAATCCCAACCTTCTTTTGAAATGGTGTATGTTTTACTTCTACCTTCACCAAGTTGTGTAACTAAACCTTCTCTAACAAGAGATGCTTTAGGACGCTCAAATCTACCACCGTCAAGATTGGCAGAATCACGCCAGGTTTTATTTGTAATTTGTTCACCACGAACAGTAATAACATCTGCAAGAGCACGTAGGAGAGAATAATCCCTTACCTTTACGCCCTGCTGATAAGCAGTAAAATATGCAGAACCAGATTTAGGTTCTGAGGATAATGTTAAGTTCCAATCTTTAAATGGCTCTGCATCTTTTTGTTTAGTACAAGTCATCTCAATAATCTCATCTTTTTTGGTCAACTGTATGGTGGTATCAGCACTAGCTTTTAGCACGCTGGAACCACGCATAGCTTCACCTGATTTTGTATCATGATGCACTGCCAAGATTGCAGCACCATAGTTTTGACGTATGGTGTCAATCATTGAAATGACTTGTGACATATCTTGTTGTAAGTTTTCGTTAGCACCTACCGTACAACGTTGTAATGTATCAAAGACAACAAGCTTAGGCTCTATCCTATCCACAAGTTCTAAGAAATCTACTTGATCTCTCATAGGGAATTTACCAACAGGTGCAAATAGTGGGACGGCACTCGTGTAGTAATGCACAGGAGGATACGAGGTGGCGTTCCTTTTATTCTTCCATGCGGTAACACGAGCACCGAGAAATCCCACTCCTTCAGCAAGTACGTATAACACAGGGGATTTTACGCTTTCCTTGCTAAACCATTGCCAGCCATTAGCTATTGTATTAGCCCAGTCAAGTGCCAGGAACGTTTTACCTACGCCAGCATCAGAGTGAAGTACGGTGAATCCGCCTTCCATTATGAAATCTTGTAATAACCAATCAGGGGGTTTTATCTGTGTTACTTCTAGTCCAGTTTTCACATTAAGTGGACTAAAGTCGTCCTGACTGCGTCTGGAATCTAAGATTAAGTCCAGTTGTTCTTTTTGTATCATATTGCCACCTCGCCTTTATTTACTTATGTTTTTCTTTACTTTAGTCCGTTAGTCCACTTAGTCCAAAGGGGTGGACGACTAAAGCCATTTTAGTCCTCCAACGTCCCCCCCTTATAGGGGGACGGTGGACTAAAGGTATACCTATTGTAGGGGGTATAAATTTATATGTATTGTTTTTTTAAAATAACTATATATTAATTAGGTTTTTTTAGTCTAGGTTTGGGTTTTCGCAAAAATTATGTGGGGATTGTCTCTATATCGAGGCGTGGCATCTTATAATCGTCTCTCGACACTTCGTGTCTTTCACCGATTCAGATCCCCCGACTCTTGTAGCTGTGTCGCAAGCTCCTACGCTACCCCCTGCTAATTTTTTTTGGTTTGTTCCTTGGTATACGTATATTCATAGTCGCAAGCTCCTTGAATATATCTCATGCAACAAGTTGCACGACAACAAGTTGTCGATATCCGCTTGCAACCTACCACATATCCAGCAAGCTGGAACAATACTTCGTATTGTGTTCGGTTGCAAAATAATAATAATGTGTCTACATTGTTCTAACATGTTGTTGGTAAACACAGAAATCTAACGCACCAATTTATCGCCACATTGTTTTTGTCACGTCCAAGTGCAACAGGCTACATCTCGCTACGCTCGTGTATCTGTAAGCAACTATCCGCAACAAAACTCAATATGTCGAATTGGAGCATTCCCGATTTCTTTGTCCAATCGCTTGTTCATGTCCATACAAATTTTTCTAACATGATCCACATAGTCACTACGTTCCTTGTGTATCTATGCCCATAATAATTTGCATGTCCATGCCAACAACCGCTTTGACAGCAAGCCAACAACTGCGCATGCCACAGAAGCACATAGTCGCAAGCTCCTTGTGTTCTAAGTGTCCTGCTTGCACAGGTGCATGTGAACGAATTGTATCCACATTATTGTTATTTTTAATGACACTTGTGTGGTTCAGTATTCGCTTTTGTCTACATGTTAGGAGGTAAAAAATGTGGCAAGTTGATGAAATATATTTCGGCGAGATAATCGACGAACTCGTAGAGCAATCAGATGATTGATCTACTCGATTTCACTGGTAATGGCGTGTTCAATACAGCAGACATTCTGCATATTGCAGCCCTTATCATACTGTTCAAAGTGTTCTACAATACAACTGTTAGGAGGTAATAATGTCAGAACAAATTAATCAATCAGCCAACCGCGACACGTCGCAAGTTGGCAATATGCTATCGCTTATCGGCACATATGCCGACAAGCGAAACGCAATACTCAATCTAATCGACGGCGATTACATTGATGATGCAAATGACTTTGTAAAATACAAAGCCATTTGCTTTACATACGAAAAAGTCATTACAGACTTAGTTCGTATATACAACGCCGATTCGGACAATGTCCAAATCGACGTTGGTAAAATGTTGGCATTTGTAAAGTTAGGAGGTTAATATGCCAGAATTACTTAATGACCAAGTGTATTCAACACTTGTCATCAAGCCAGACGAATTGCGTGACATAGTTGTTACGCAAATCAACAAATCGCAAAACGTAGTAGAACAAGTTCTACCACGTTTCGTCAACGTCAACCATGTTGACTATATTGACGGCGAGCTACGCGTTCGCTGCTATGTTGATTACGCTGATATCAGACGTACAAGTCCAAGTGAGGTAGGTGATGATAGTGAGTATTAAAACTATGCCACACATGGCTTTGTCTACAGAAGGTTACTGTTGTGATGATCCAGATATCTACGATGACTATTGTGATAATTGTAATCAAGACGCAAACCAAAATGAAGGTTTGCATCTATGGGGATATAGTTACAAACCATTTGGTAAAATGTACCTTGACTTCAAAGACGGTAACTTTCATTGGTTACCTACAGCAGAACTACCGACTTCTAAACTAATCTACGGTTTAGAACTCGAAGTCGAGTATCGTGATTCACACGATATCGACTTAGTAGTTGAGGCCTTAACAGGCATCAACTCTGCTTTCGGTATGTGTGACGAATACAGTCCAGCCTTTTGCATTGCAAAAGAGGACAGCACAGTTGACGTTGAGTTCGTGACTGCGCCTTTTACATTCGACGCCTTCGTTGCTGCACAACAGCAACTCGACGCAACCTTGCAATATATGCAAGGTTTCTTCAAAGGATATTGGAGTAATAGTGCAGGTGCACATGTCCACGTCAACAAGTCCAGCTTGTCACTCACTACTGCGTACGCATGGATTCAGTTTCATTACCAAAATCCAGGCTTAATCGCCGACATTGCACAACGTTCTGTTGGACCAGACGCAGAGTGGTGTTACATGCAGAAACCAAACATGTCTGTTGCAAAAATTGCAAAATACAAAGGTGGTTTCCCTAATCGTGGTGCACTTGCCGATAGTTACAACACTATCGAGCACCGCTACTTTCGTAGCAACTTGCGTGTTGATCGCTTGTCTAAGAACATAGAGTTCTTAGAAAGCATGTTTCAATACTTCAACATGCTTACGTACCAAGATATGGCACGTGACGGTGCACATAAGCTATACGCTTACTTAGCACATGTCTCACTCATGAGACATCAGTACCCAAATCTATACAACTTCTTAGTTGAGAAAGGATATATCGCATGTGTGTAATTGCACTTTCCCCAGTCGGACAAAGGCTTGACAAGTCAACCCTTCACGACATGTGGAATACCAATCCAGACGGTGCAGGTATAAGTTTCATAGATGAAACTCAAACCATACGCACCTACAAAACACTTGACAAAGATGACTTTGTCAATGTTGCTTTGTCTGTATTCGACAAGTACAGCGTATCGTCACCGATACTCGTACATTGTCGTATTGCAACTCATGGTTCTGTTTGCATTGCAAACACTCACCCATTCAATGTTGACAATCATACAGTCATGGCACACAACGGTGTTATCGAGTGCGTAGAAGTGCCCGACAAATCGGACATTTCAGACACTCGTATGTTCATCAACACGTGGTTACGCTACATGCGTCCAACGTGGCTTGATGACAAAGATATGGTTGACTACGTCGGAACCATAATTGGTTGGAGTAAACTTGCGTTTCTCACAACCAATCCAAACCTTCGTCGTAACTATTACATAGTTAACGAGGACGACGGTTCGTGGATTGACGGTGTATGGTTTTCTAACAAAAACCACTGCACCTTACCTACCACAAACTACTACGGTGTTCGTGGTTGGGACTTTCTCGACGATGACTTTGTCGATTATATCAGCGTAGGTGATAATATCGAGTTACTCGTACATGAACTCTCAGAGTACACTGGTTTCGAGGTTAAACAACTCTATAGTTTACCTTATGCAGACATTCAAGAATTATTCATTCTTGAAAATGGTGCTTGTGAATTCACACAAGCACAATGGAACTCGTTTACAAACAAGACAAGTCGTGTTTGAAACAAGTCCAGGCGAGTTGGCTGTTCCAGGCCAACTCGCTTAGAGATCAAAAAAAACAAACTTCGTTTTCCAGGATCAGCAGGCCGCTACGCGGCTGCTGTCCTGGTTTTTTTTCATTACTCTTGATAACTTGCTCATTCTTCGCAAGTTACCGCTTTAACTTCGTTCGTAAACTCACTCAGATTACTCGCTTCGCTCGGTTTCAAACCAAAAAAAATTGTCGCAGGGGGGGAATGTTGCAAGGCGCAAAAGTTGGTATGCGAGCGCGCTAAACGCCGACTTTGTTTTTTGCGATTTGTGTCCACAATGTATTAGGACGAGTTATGAATTTGTTCCATGGTGCGTGCCATATCAAAGTAAATACCATTTGTGGCTCATATACTTTTAATAATTTTCTAATGACAGTGGTAACTAAACTTGACCTATCAATCACACCATGAGCTTTGTACTGTTCATCTGTGATAGAAAGCCAGTATCTAGCTTCGAGAGGTATCTTGTCCCATTGTTCAGTTAATAATATTTGCCAATCCATAAAACTAGGAAGTGCAGGCATATCACCTTCAGTGACTAAGGTTGCGTGATTCGTAGCAACGTTAGGAACAGCATCAAAGTCATCAATATTAAATACGTCGTCAGGATTGTATCTAACAATCTTACCCTGTTCACCACCCCTCTTGTAGTTCAATGATCCAGGAACCCGCAGCACTCTTGCTGCGTCCCAAGCTCCTGTATCGGCTTTCAAATGATATGCCAGCCTTCTATTGGCATCTTGCTGTGTAGATATTTGTATTGTATTTTCAAGAAGCCATATTGCTTGCCACCTGCTATTGCTAGTTTCCCATACAAAACTAGGTCTAGGTACGATAACAAAGCAATCCTCATAACTGATGTCTGTTCTATCCATATCAACATACAAAACTCCAACCATGTCATTCGTATTAGTTGCTTTTCTGGACGCATCAGAATTAAAGACTAGGGGTGTCCAATAGATATCTGAACCCTGGGGTTGGTTGGAAATGGCTTTGAGAATGCTTCCATAGTCACTCCAGTTGTAACAGGTTTCTTCCCATTTACTACCATTGGTTGCCAACCATACTTTACCACCACCACTTGTAGCCCAAGTGTGGCTCATTAATTCTATTGTTTGTTTCATTACACTCCTAACCATGCTATTATAATCTATGTTAATTTATATAGGAGAAAAATGTCTGAGAATACAATAAAATCACTTGAAGACTTTATGGCTCCCAAGCTACGTTCCAAATGGTATGTAGACAATGATTCATTATTTAATCAAGTGATTGATGAAACAATAGAAAAAGATTATCCAATACTATACGTTGCAGAATATTTGGTCGAACAGGGCTGTCCATTCGCACTTAAAACAGTACAGAAACATGTCAAAGAAGAAATCACTAGAAGACTTTCTAAGTAAACAAAAAGAGATAGAGCAACACAAAGCATCTGCTAAACAGAAGCACCCCACTGGTTTTGAACCTGGTATATCGTATAATCCCAACACCAACACTGGATATGTAGTATCGCGCCCAACTACAAACCCCAACCCCACTTTCGATTCCCTGTTGCGAGAGTGGGGTTGGAATCCAGATGAGTATGAGATTGTGGGTAACTTACATGTTCGTACATGGGATATGAATATGGGGGACGGCGTTAAGGAACAAGCTTGGTATTACAAAGCTGATATAAAAAAGCGAGATCCAGAGAAAGACGCTGAACTAAAAAATCTTATTGCACAAATTAAAAAGCATAAGCCTTACAAGAAACCTGCAACAAAGAAAGGTGTAGGATTTTTTTATTTTGCTAGCGACTGGCAGATTGGAAAATCTGACGGAGGTGGACCACAAGCAACCATAGACAGAGTTAAGTTAAGTCTTGATAGGACTGTTGAACGATTAAAAGAATTAAAGAAACTAGGTGTAAATGTTTCTACTATCTACATCATATCTTTAGGTGATCTAATCGAAGGAGTAACAGGCTTCTATCCTGGACAATCACACAAAGTACAGTTGGATAGATTAGAGCAGATAACTGTAACTCGTAGATTGTTTCTTGAAGTGGTAACAACTCTTGCAAAGCACGCACCTAAAGTTGTAGTAGGTGGAGTTCCAGGTAATCATGGTCAGAATCGTGGCAGAGATAAAAATGTTATAACATCTGAGTTAGATAATGATGACATTAATATCTTAATATCATCTGCTGATGCTTTATCTTATGGACCATACAAGCATGTTAAGTTTGTAATACCAGACGGTCATCATCTTACTTTGGATTGTAATGGTACTGTGATTGGATTTACTCATGGTCACCTAAGTCGTGCTGGTAGCAATCCAGGTGATAAACTAATGAACTTTTGGAAGGGACAGAGCTTTGGTTTTCAAAGTTTAGGTGATGCAACAATTCTTGTATCAGGTCACTATCATCATTTAAGAACTGTACAAGACGGATTAAGAACTTGGTTTCAAGTTCCTTCTTTAGATAAGAGTACATATTTCAAAGAACAGTTTGGAACAGAGACAGTTAACAATGTCGTTACCTTTACTGTCGATAAAAATGGTTGGGATAACTTTAAGTTAGTTTAATATCTTGACTAAAATTCTACTTGCACTAAACTTGAATCAAGTTTGGTTTAAGTCAGGAACGGAACACGCAAGTGCAACGGAAAAGTGATATAAACAAAGTTAATAACTAATTCCTGTTTCACTCGCCAAACTTAGAAAAAGGAGGTAAATATGCCAGAAGTTCACGAGACACTTCCAAAGAGTGTTTATGAAAAATCTGACAAGAGAACCCTTGCTGATCGTATGGGATATTTAGATATGATGTCTAATTTTCCTGGCAAGTGGGTCTTGTTACTTTCTGTTAAGAAAAAGAAAAGACAGAAAATATACAATATGGCTTCATACTTCAATAAGACACACCCAGAGTGTGAGTTTAGAAGTGTAAGCAAAGATACGACTGTCAATTTGTATGGGAGGTTAATCAATGATTGATAAATTATATACAGATGATGTGTTGGACAAAGCTAAAGAAGTTGTCAATGCTGAAAACATTGAGAATACTGAAATAGCATTTGATATCGACAAGATGAAAGATGAAGATCTTGCTATTGCTCGTATTCCAATCACATCTGCAAAAGCAGCCACTACACAAATCAATAGCTATGCAGACAAGCAACTAGCTAGAAAGATTGAAAATAGTGGTACATTCAAGCTAAATAATACTGTGTTTCATGTATCAAAAGGGTACAAGTATAAGACAGTAGATTTATTTGGTTTCTTAAATTGGCTATTAGACGGTGCAGGAAGTGCTTCTCTAGTGTCTGATATAACAGCAGTCATAGGACCAACATTCGTACCAAAGTTACGAGGTCTTGATGCTGTAGCTGAGAAGCGTGGTATGAGTTCAAAGGTTGCAAGAGATACTTTTTTAGAAAAAGTTATAGATGATGAGTCTAAACTTGCAGTCATTAACTGTGATACTGCTAGCGCACCAAAGTGGGCACAGAATATGAAAGACGGTGAACGCATTGAAAAATCTTAGAGATTTAGCTAAGCCTTTTACTTCTCTAATAAAGAGTGGTAGTGATGCTGGTAAGTTTGGTGACTATGTTGAACATAGTGCTGTGAACCAAAGACTGCTAGCACACTTAGGTCCGTTTGATCAACGAGTTAAAGAGATTGTATATGACACACACCCTGACTTAGGGCAAGTCTGTACTGGCGTAATCTTAGAACTTGGTTTATCTATAGACAGTAAAAAAGTCTTTATTCAAGAAGTTGGTGACGTTGAGCACCCATTTAGAAAAGGTAGAACTAATGGCGATAGATTAAAAATGGCTATCAGTGATGCACTAAAGAGATGTGCTATGAGAGTAGGTCTAGGACTACACTTGTATGCACAAGATGATTATTTCCTAGACAAATTATTGGAGGATAAAAATGGTACAAGCCAAGAAGATTAGTTTAACAACTGATGATATATCAGGTAATGGTGGTGCTAACCAAATCACACCAGGTGATTATGAAGCACAAATAGTAGAAGTAGAAGACCATGTGGCTCAAAGCGGAAACGAAGGTTGGAAGTGGACTGTGCAAGTTGGAAGACTTAAACTAAGAACTTTCACTATGTTTACTGCTAACGCTAAATGGAAACTTGTTGAGTTAATGGGTGCATTAGGCATTCCTATGCAAGAAGGTGAAGTTAGCTTTAACCCACAAGACTATGTAGGCAAGCCTATTGGTGTTGAGTTAATTGAGGACAAGAACGATAGTCGTTATCTTGAAATCAATAAATTCTTTCCTGTTGGTGAGAAACCAGCAGTTTCAGTAAATGCTGAAACTACAACTGAGGTTGACAAAACTGAGGTACCTTTTTAGAATTAAAGTATCTAAGTTTATGGCAACCTCCTAACAAGTTGACATAATAGAAAAACCCTCTAGCAATAGAGGGTTTTTTGTTTGTACACAAAAAGTTAATTCTTTTTAAACTTTTTGCCCATTTTCTTTTTTTTCATGGTTTTCTTTTTAAGATTACCAATTTTATATCCAGGCATTACTTTCCAATCTTTTTCTTTGCAAACTCTTTTACTACAACTAATGCTGATGAAGCACCTGCAAGTGCAGCAAGCTGAACAGCATTTGCGTCAACACCAACAAGTGGTGCTACTGTTAAAGCTCCTATAAAAGCTTCCACAAAAGTCCAAAGAGTTTTTTCTATTATTACTTTGTATTCTTCACTCATTTAATTAGCCTTCCTAATTTTAATTTAGTTTCAATATTCTCTAGTTTAGCAATAATTGTATCGAGTTTCTTGTTTATAAACTGTGGGTGGATCATATCTGGTGGACTCTGGTTATCAGTTGTGCTAACAGGTGGTGCGTTCTTTTCTATAATCCATTGTCTCCACTCATCACCTGGACATTGAGTTTGTTTAAAAGAACTGTGCGGTCTTAGTTCTCCTCCAACTTGTTCGTAGAGCCATGAGACGGCTGCACGAGCTTCAGCAGAAGGCTTGTCGGTAGGTTTTGAGCCACCAAGCCAACACACAGCAATATAATGCTTATTATTGTGATTAGTTTCTTCCCTACTGTTACCACCTTGTGCTGCACTTCTGTTTCCAAATCCTCTGCCTTCATAAATCTGTCCTGTATCTCCTACTAAAAAGTTATATGCTACATCATTCCAACCTCTATCAACTTGATGAAGTCGTTGTATAGTATTGCATTGATCCATTTCTGCTTGATTGCCTACAGCAACTGGATACGCAGACCAATGTACTACTAAACCTTTGACTTCTCCTAGTTTACTAAACTTAGTCTTATTAGGTTTAGCACCCCAACTATCTCTACTTATAATATTCATATAAGTATCTTAGCCATTTAATTTAAAAAGTAATTCAGTAAAGTTACTTTCTAACATATCTAGTTCAGCATTCATCTCCATAACCATAGCATCACAAGCGTTTTGATGTGATTTAATTTCCTCTATTGAGTTAAATACCCAACCAAATGCACCAAGCATAGCTGATAACACTATAGGTATAATTGTTTTTGTGTCTATTTTTAATGTTGCCATTTATACTCCTAACACAAACATTCCTACTATTGATACGACTGTTGCAATAAGTAAAAGTGTTTTGTAAAATTCTGATTTGTCTATTTTTGCATTGACTTTTTCGTGTAATACATCAATGCGTTGATTAATTAATTTAAGTTCCTGTTTCAATTCTGTCTGTCCTTCTTTAATGAGTTCTAAATATTGCTTTGTGGTAAACCCATTACCATTAGTGTCAGCCATTATGGAAGATCGTCCTCTGACATATAAATATCATCTGACCAGGTGTATGCTTTATCAAAGTAGTTACGATTTTCCCAATCATAATTACTTAATCTTTTAAGAGTATTAAGAATATCTTTTAAAAAAATACCTAGTAAAAATCCTATTATGAAATCCATAAGCAGGATTATATCACGTTATTCTTTTTCTGGATTGTATAGAGTGTATTTAACTGTTAATTCTGTCAGAGGTTCTATGTTTTCATTAACCCACAAATAGTTAAAGCCTTCATATTTAATCAACTGACAGTTAGGTGTATTGCTATGGTTAATAAATCCACCTAAAGGAGTTCTTACTATCTGTGAATTGCAGTCACAAAAGATGTGAGTGATACCAAGTTTGGTATCTTTCTTAATAGGTTGTATAGCAAACAATCCTAAACCTTCTATCTTGCTAGGCATAATAGTTAAACTACTAGGCAGAGGTTTGTAATGTTGTGCCATAAGTTAAATGATATTAATTAAGGTTTTGGATTATCAGCTTTTACTTGTGCTATGTGGTCTTTCCAAACAGTTGTGTCATTGACTTTATCCCAATACATCATATCAAGTTGGTCTGCTATAGAACCATAAGCCTCTTGACGAGCAGTTTTATAACCATTTTGTTGCAAGTCAAAATCGCTATTAGCTTTATCAATTACTGCTTGGTCATATTCAGCTTCAGTAAACTCTCGTCTTTCGTTATTTACTTGAGCAAATAAACCTTCACCACCATTAGCAGTTTTTTTAGCGTCAATTTCTGCTTGAGCTATTGTAGTTAGTTCTTCTAATGTTGCCATAATACTCCTATCTTACTATATATTTCTTATACTTACTTCTTTAAACCATATAATGTGAATGTTCCTGTGTCCATATTTCCACTTGAAACATAGAAATGTAGTCCATCATTTGCTTCAGCAGTTGTTTTTACAAATCCACCCTGTTGCCCACCTAATTGTCCATTTAAATTTACTTGACTAGTTTCAACAGTACAAAAACTATACTCACTTGCATTGTTAAAGTTAAAACAATAAAAAATATTATTTGATTGTTCATTTGCAGCATTTCCACCACCACCCTCTATTTCAAAATTTGTAGTATTAGTTGTACCTATATTTAAAAAAGAGGCAGTTCTTAAAAGTTTTGTAGCCCTATCATAATTTGCATCTGTTTGTGCAGTACCACCTGTTGTAACTCTAACTGCAAAATCTACATTATCAGTATCAAAAGTAACATTATTTGTTCTAACCATATACACATCATAAGTGCTATCAATACCTGTTAAAGTTACACTTGCTACTGCTGATGTAACTATTTCTTCATCTATTTTTATTAAGCTACCTGCCATTATTTAACTCCATATACTGATACAAAAAAATCTGCAGTTTGACTACCTGTTAAGGAATAAAATGTTATTCCTGTTATTTGTTGTGCAGTTTTTTCTACACCAATACCTTTTCTACCTCTATATTCAGCACTTGTACTACCCATATTTTGTCTAATGTTAAATGTATAACTTGAACTGTCATAAGGATTGAAATGATAAGAAATACCTGCTGTTCCATCTCTTGTATCATCTGTTATTTGAAATGCTTCAATTTCAGTATCATTTGTATATCCTGCCCCACCAAAACTACTTCCTGCATCTAAATCCATATGTGCAGCATCATAAGTTGAAGTTGATACATCTCCACTAGCATTTCTATATCTCATAGCAACATTATCAAAACTGCTTGAAACATTATTTGCCTCACAATAAATAAAATACACATCATACTTATCACTAAAACAATCTGTTACTGATAATGAACTAACAGAACTTCCTGTAGCAGATTTTATAAATTCTAAATTACCTACTGCCATAATCTACTCTGCAATTCCATATAGGGATAGTGTGCCATATTCAAGTGGGTCACCAGAGGTTAAAAATTCAATACCATTTACTACATTTGCTATATCATAAACTGCACTTTGAAAATTAGTAGATTGGTTTGTGTCTTTATCAATCATCATAAAATGTGTAGTAACAAAAGTATATTTAGAACTATCCCCTGCATTATAAATATATATATAACCATTTAATGTTTCATTTGAAACATTACTACAATTGTAAGCTAACCAAATTTTACTATCATTACCACTTTTTAATTCACTACTTGTTGAAGCAGTATTTCTTTGCATAGCATATTGATAATTAGTTGCACTATCAGTAACCCCACCTGTTTTAAATCTTAATCCTAAATGTCTATTATCTGTTTGTGGTTGATATTCACTTATAGTCATAAAATGCACATTGTATGTGCTTTCTTGTATGCTATCAAAAGATAAAGTACTAGGTGTTCCACTAATAGTTTGAGTTTCAATTAATTCTAATTTACCTAAATCTGCAACTCCACCTAGAAGTCCAAATCTACTTGCACCTAATGGCATAAGTTACTCCTAACTAAAATCTTGTAGTGCATTCAGTAATGGTGTACCTGCATCTACAAAAAGAAA